ATGAATTATATAAAACATCAAAATTTTGGTGGGTATTTAAAATAGCAAATCCAGACAAAATTGATCACCCAATTTGGGATTTTAAAGAAGGACTTGTGCTTACAATTCCTGGCAAAAGTGCAATCAATGCGTTAACGGTTTAAAAAATGGCTGATTTTAAAAATGTAGAGTTTAAAGATAATGTGTTAAACGCATATCGCAGTTATACATATCATGTAACTTTAACAATGGTAAACCCAGAAAATGTTGATACGTATATGGATGATTCTGGTGCTATCAAAGGCGAAGATCAAATTGTCGTTGCCCAATCAGGCACAACAACCCTATTAAACATTGATAATTTAGATATCCAGGCCGTAATGAGCTTTGGTGCAGGCGGTCGTGATGCTTTGGGTGTCCGAGGACAGTTTGTATTATCTGAACCAATAACTTTTAATTTATATAGATATTTGTGGGCATCTACACAAAGTTTAGGTATAAAAGGAAGTTTATCACAAGCTCGATATATTTTAACAGTTCGATTTATGAGTGATATTGCTGAACCAAAGTATGATAAACAAGTATCTGTATACAGTTGGCCAATATTAATTTCTACTATAGACAGTACATATGGTAGTTCAGGTGAAGGATCACAACATATATGCAATTTTGTTGAAGTTGGATTTGCTGACTTACACGACAATTTAATATTACTCAAAGGTATCAATATTAAGAATGCTAAAACTTTTGGTGAAGCGATTAATGAATTACAGAAAAAACTTTATGAGCAAGAATTTGATGATGTACAATCATCTGCACCTACTAGAGGTGTGACAGATGTTTATAAGATCTCAATCAATTATCCTGGTTTAATGGAAAGTAGATGGATTGATGAAAAATATGAAAAATATAGTCGGCCGCCTCCAGTGGGGACTGATGTAGTTTTAGACCCAACATTTTCATTTAAAGCCGGTGTAAGTGTATCGAATGTTATTAAAACTCTTTGGCAAGCAACAAAAACTAACGAACAAATTGTTAGAGATATTGAAGCACAAAAGTCGGCAGATAAAAAAGCAATAAACTCAAACCCAGCAGACAAGATGAAGGCTGACAAGAAAAGTAAAGTAAAAAAATCGTATAGATTAAAATATTATACTTTGAATACAAATATTAAAACCACAGTATTTGATGATATTAGAAATGACTATGCAAAGTTCTGGGACATACAACTTGATCCATATACTGTAATGGATCATAGAAATGACACTAAAAAAGAAGCAGAAGAAGAAAGTATTAAAAGTATAGAAGAGTTAAACAACTCTGGACATTTAACTAAATTTTACAGGTACCAACACACAGGATTAAATACTGATGTTATTAATCTTGATATGAAATTTAATACATTGTATTTTATTCCAAGTCCACCATATGATGGAATGTTAGCAACATCAGGCGGAACAGCCCAATCAATTGCAACCCTAAGTCAAGAAAAGAAAGACAAGGCCGGTATTGGTCCAGATGGCACAATAAAAGTAATTGTACGAAATCCACCAGGTTCAAAAGCAAACCTTGGAATGGGGTCATTACAAGCGAACAAAGAAACGTATCAAGTTTTAACAGTTGAACCAAGAGCACGGCAATATAAACAAGTTAATGAAGATATTCCTTTAAAATTTGCAGAAGAATTTAGTTCTAAGGCTAGTGGTGATGACGCATTACAAAAAAATGCTGGAACATACTTAACAAGTAAAGGGTCAGACGAAGATAACAAAACATCACAAACACAAAAATCTAATTATCAATTAATGAATTTAGAAAATATGGCTGACCTCATTAATATTGAAATAGAAGTTCGTGGTGATCCTTATTGGTTTGGAAGACCAAGGAAAATATCAAAGGGTAAAGCAACAAGTATTGAAACTGCATATCCAGATTATTTTAAAGGAGGATGTTACTTTTTGCTAGATACAAGGTTTGGTGCAGAGTATAATTCAGATGATGGATTAGTACATACTGATCAATTAGATATGTTTGCTGGTGTATATATGGTAACAACTGTAACAACAGCCTTAGCAAATGGCGTTTTCACACAATTCCTAAAAGCAATTCGTATGAGTGCTATAAAGCAGAATGTTATATCAAAATTATTATTAATTGCTGATGCACCAGCCAAAGAACCACCGGCACAAGAAGCAAACGCACCAGTCGCAGGAGGAGGACCAGGATGATAACAAATGAGTTAAACTCGGGGATTGCACCCCCAACAAATAGTGCAGTAGGTGGAGGAGCATCCACAAATTCATTAGGGCAATATCATTTTGCCACTAGTGGTACAGAACGTGCCGATGCTATAATTGCACGATTACATCCTGATTTACGGCGTTCAGCAAGTAAAATTATGCGGTGGTCTCGTACAAATAACCTTATGGTTGAGATTTATGAAACTGTCATTGACGAAGAAGAACATAATAAACGACTCAAAGATCAATTATTAAATGTTAGTTACAATAATAGTCATCAAAGTACTGGCACATGTTTTAAATTAAAGTTTGATGACTCAAATCCATTTAGACAAGTAAGTATGCATCCTGATTATGAAACTTGGGTTGAAGTAGGCAATCAAACTGCTATTTCAACACAAGAAAATGATTATGAAACTTTTTGGAAAACAATTGGTTATTATGCAGAAACTGAAGGTTGGTATTGGGGCGGAAATGAAGATGAAGTTAGATTAAAAAATACTGATGTTGAATATGGTAGTTTAAGTATGGTACATTATTTTGAATATAGAGACTGTAGTTCTAAACCTGGTGCGTACAAATATCATACTAGAACTAAAAATGATTTAGGATGGTTCGATTTAAGTTGTGCACCATCACAAGATGAGGATATTTAATGGCAGAAAGTGTTAAAATACAACGTGGGCGGCCTCCTCGACTTCGAAGAATAGAAGAAAAAGCCAGCGAACAGCAGGCTCCTGGTATATACATTGCTCAAGTTCGTGATGTTACAGACGTGAATAAAATGGGTATAATACGAGTTCATGTTGAAGGCTCACAAAGACCTGATGAATCAGGCGAATGGGCGGATGTTCAATATGCAAGTCCGTTTGCTGGGTCAATTTCACAAGATGAAGTAGAAGGTAAAAGTGTAATGTTTGATGGATCTGCATCAGATTATAATTCAGTTTTTACATCTTATGGAATGTGGTTTCCACAAGTAAAAATAAACAATAAAGTTCTTGTATTTTTTGCTGAAAACGATTTTGAAAAAGGATATTACTTTGCTAATTGTCTACCAGATTACCAAAATCATACGCTACCAGGTTTAGCAAGCAGTAAAAAGAAAACAGGCGGGGCAGCCGGTCCAGGCGCGGCGGAAACAGCGAAGTTGTCGGCTGCGATAGCGTCGGCACAGGGTATTGGCAGTGGTGGAGGTGGAGGAAGTTCAGACGGAAATGTTGTCGGTGCAGAACGTGGAATTGTTATGCCTGGTGAAGTACCTCCAGGTGTAGAAGGAGAAAGTACCGGTGCTGAGCGTGTAGAACATCCATTGACAATGGCTTTAAAAGCACAAGGATTAGATAAAGATCATATACGTGGTCATAGTTCTAGTAGTGCTAGACGAGATTTAACAAGCAAATGTTTTGGTATATTAACACCTGGGCAACATCAATTTGTAATGGATGACGATGCAGATCAACCATTAATAAGATTACGTACAAGTAATGGGTCTCAAATTTTAATTAATGATGCTGGAGACGGTTTTATATACTTCATTACAAAAAATGGTAACAGTTGGCTCAATATGCATGGTGATGGGACTATTGATGTTTATAGTGCAAAAGATATCAGTTTTACTGCTGAGAACAACATTAACTTTTTTGCACAAAAAGAAATAAACATTAACAGTAACCAAGATTGTAATGTAGTATCTACAACTGGAAATATTCAAATAGAAACTAAACAAAAAGATGTTATGCTTTTAGCAAATACATCAATGAAAATTGCTAGTGGATCCAAAACAATAGAATTACAATGCCCTGCAAATATTGTTCTAGCAGGAGCAAAAGTTGACTTAATGCCAGCGGCACCACCTGGCGGAAAAATTGAACCACTCGAACCAACAAACTTGCCTGGAGATCAAGGTAGTGCGTTTGTTAAGCGATTACCTGAAAAAGAACCATGGAAAGGCCATGTTGATTTGGGTGAAGACGCAATGGTATTGGATGGATATACATAATGGCTGACTTACCACAAATTGTAAACACAGACAATGTAATAATTAAAACACCAACCGGCGTTACTAACACCGCAACGAAACTTTCTGGCTTGCACATTAGTGATAAAGGAAAAAGTTTTATACATGCACTATTAAATTATTATCCTATAGACACATATATAAATGGAAAATGGGTTATAGGATATGAATTAGAAAATGGCCTTAATACACCCAAAGGACTTTTAGAAAGCGAAAGTTGGACATATTTTGATGAATATATTAATTACATTGAAAAACGAGTTAAAGCAGTTTTAGGCGGAACAGTAGAGATGACAGGCTATCAATTTGATACTATGGTTCACCTTTATATTAAAATGCCAAGACTTGATAAACTAACAACATTGTATGGATCATATGATGTTGTAGATTTATTAGGGCAAAAAACCGAGGGTTTAAAAACACTTACCCAAGTTATAGCAAATGCAACAGGCGGAATTGGATCAAGACAAGATAGAATACGTGATGCACTCTTGTTTTATAGTGCTGAGTATAGTACTTTTAAAGAGCGAGCAACTTCTAGATCCCTAGGCATTAACTATCTCCTAAACAGATATCCAAATAACTTCCAAAGTACGTTCGGAACATCTAGTACAAATGATCAAAGAAAACAAGCAGAAAAAATATATTATAGACTAACAGGTAAATTTATACCAGGAATGTCGGAAGCAAAACAGCGGGAATTGATTGATTATTTTAAAAAGGCAAAAGAAGTAGCAAACGTAATTGTATCTACTGAGGCAGGAACTTTTAGTTACTAAGGCTTGCTAATTTTGACTTCATTTTTTGACAGAACGTCATACTTTCATGTATATTTTCCAAATGCACTTTAACTTCTCTTAATTTGCTAGTACATTTGGCACCTTCTTTTGATTCAAACTTCAAATCAATATTATTCTTTAATAAAGCAAGATCCAAATCATTTGCACGTTTAGCCAAGACTGAATGCTCATTGACCATTTTGTTATAATGAATTTTAATCCCAAGAAGTTGTTTTTCCAAATCTTGGGCCTTGTTTTTATCAACAAAACTTTCACGTTGTGCAATTCTAACTTCTTCTCTTAAATCATTATTTTGTGCTTCAAGTTGTCCAACCCTGAGCTGGAGATCTTGATAATTTAAAAGTCTATCATTATCATGACTCAGCTCAGTGTTTTCGCTTAGTAGAATAGAGTTCTTTTTTTCTAAAGAGGTATCTTTAGCCAATTTCTCTTTATAAGCCTGACATTCATTATACTGGCTTGCTGGAATGGCTAACACAATCCAAGTTTTAAAGAAGTTACCTATCTCCTTAGTAAAGCGTTTAGCAACAACACTTTGTTTAATCCTTGCTTGTGATTTGAGGGTTATATTTGATGATGTTGTGCTAGTATCCATATTAACACCCAATGCGGCTTCTGAACTGCCTTGATGCTCAACAAAACTATCAAGGTCTACACCACAAAATCTAGCAAATCCTTGTTCAGCAAAACTAACTGCAAGATTGACACTTTCAACTTCACTTGTATGCTTGTCGCTCATGCCGGTGAAATATAAAAAACTACCATCTTGTGAAAACATTTCGTTTGTCCAACTTGGCGGCTTTGGGGATAAACTGCCACATGCCGCCAAACTAACTAAACAAATGCAACCAATTATCGGCTTAAGAATTTTTCGCATCGTTAAGTAATGATTCGAGTTTTTCAGGATTGGGCTTCAGTATTCCGGATTTATCAATCGCTAGGGCGATATCAGCACGGCTGACTCCGATAAGAACGTATCCAACAAATATTGGGCGTTCATTTACAAGAAGCCTGTTCATGTAGTACTCTTTAATAAAACTCTTACCAACGGCAACCTTAGTTACCATAACTTTCTTTTGCAGGTATTTCCCAGCACCAAACTGAGTACCGAAACCTGTCTGTTCACCAGTAAGTTCAGTAAATTTACTGTCAAGTTTAAACCCAACAAATTCACTTAACTGCTGATAAGCATTAACACGAGCATGTTGACGTGCTTGCCCTTCACTTGTAAACTGAGCACTTGCACCGACAAAATACCTTATTCCGTCTTCTTCCGCTGGTGGTTCATCTACCCAGGAGGGGGTGTCCAACGGCTGATTATATACTCCAGGGGTGATCTCTGTCATCCCGCAACCTACAAGCAACCCGCTTGCTAGTAATGCAATTATTATGTTTTTCATAGCATTTCCTCTGTATGAAAGTTAATCATATAGCCTTGATCGGCCCTTTTGCACTATACCACTATTATACGCTCTTCTACAGATAAGTCAACAAAAAAAGGCATTAAAATAAAATAAAATGTACGTTTAACTCTTCTAATAAATAGTTAGAGCAGAGGAGTTTGATTTGGCTAGAGCAACCATAAAAGGATATAGTAGTGTAGGTCGCGATACTGGTGGGAGAACTCTACTCAATTTTGAGTTAGCAAAACAAGACTTGATGAACACTTTATATACGTATAAAGGTGAGCGATTGATGATGCCAGAATATGGTAATGATGCAATAGCAAGCCAATTTCAACCAATGACTCAAAATACTGCGGATTTTTTAAGAGAGAACATAACATCAATTATAGATGGTGATCCTCGATTAACATTAAAATTTATTGACACTCAAATGAATCAAAACACAATAACAGTATATCTAACAGTTTTTTATGTTCCTGCAGAAGCAGAAGATACACTTATTTTGACTTTTGATACTAGTTCATATACATGATTGGATTAAAGAATGCCACAAAAAATTAGACAGGACAACTTATTTGCCGCCGAAACGTATGTACGCAAATATACAAACTTCGCAAATGTTGACCTAAAAAGTTACGATTTTGATTCATTGCGTTCCGCAATGGTTTCTTATTTGCAAAAAAAGTACCCAGATCAATTCAACGATTATGTTGTAAGTTCAGAATTTATTACCCTTATGGACCTTGTTGCATTTATGGGCCACGCTATGGCATTCAGAGTGGATTTAAGTGCAAGAGAAAACTTTATAGATACTGCAACAAAAGAATCAAGTATATTACGTTTATCAAGATTTTTAGGATATGAGCCAAGACGAAGTATTAGTGCAAGTGGATTATTGAAAATAGATAGTGTACGTACAAACCAAACAATTTATGACAGTTCAGAAACAAACTTAGCAAACACCACAGTAAGTTGGGGTGCAACTGCAAATGCAGATTTGGAAAAGTTTCTTTATATTTTGAATAGTGCATTAAGTGCCGGTAACCAATTTGGAACACCAGTTAAAACTGGAACGATTGATACTGTTCCAACAGACATTTATAATTTTAACAATGTTACACAACAAAACATTATATACTCATATGAACGAAAAATTAATAACTCATCTGTTCCTCTTGAAATTGTGTCACCAACCATATCTACTGACAATAAAATTGTAGAATCATATCCAAACCCAACTAGAAACTTTACGTTGGTTTACAGAAATGATGGATTAGGCAATGCAAGTGTAAACAATGGTTTCTTTTTAATGTTTAAACAAGGAACATTGGCGTATGATGATTTTTATATTGATGATAGATTAATAAACAGAACAATTGATATTGATACTGAAAATATTGATAACAGTGATGTTTGGATTCAAACAATTGATGAAAACGGATTAGTAGTATCATTGTGGAATGAAGTAACAAATGTTAACAGTTACACCACAATGAATGAAAGTATTACAAACAACAACAGACAAAATTATGAAGTTATAAACAGAGAAAGTGGTACTGTAACTATTAAATTTGGTGATGGTGTTTATTCAGATGCTCCAGTTGGTACCTTAAGAATTTGGTACAGATCTAATTCAGGAGCATCAGATACAGTTCAAACAGAAGAAATGCAAAACCTTGTTATGGATGTTGCTTATATTGGTCGTGATAATTTACAATATACATTATCCATTACATGTAGTTTAAAAGAAAATGTTACTAATGCCCAATCAGCAGAAACAATGGATGACATTCGTAACAATGCACCTGTCAAATATCACAGCCAAGATAGAATGGTAACATCACAGGACTATAGTGTATACCCATTAATTAAAAATACTAATGCATTAAAAATACGAAGTGTAAACAGAACATTTAGTGGACATAGTAGATTCTTTAACATATCAGATCCAACAGGACAACACTCAGATTTAAAACTGTTTGGTGATGATGGTGTATTATACAAACGTAATTCCTTTAGCAGGAAAACAATACCACTACCAACTTCGTTAAGTAACCAAGAAATTTTACAACAATATATTAGTAGTGAAATTAGTACACAAGGTGTAACTAATTTTTATTATGAAAACTATTCAGATAGGTGGATTACATACGATTATCTAAGTGACGGAGCATCACCAATTGATCCGACACAGGCATTGGTATGGAAACGTGCAACAAGCACAAGCAAAACATGTACAGGTTACTTTGCAATTAGTGACATTGTTCAAGAACTTGGTATAACAAGTGAAACAGATACAAAATTTATTAAAACAGGATGTTTAATTGAGTTTGTTGCTGATCCATTTATATCAACATCAACAACAACTTGGGCAAGTGTACTAAACGTATATGGTGATGGTCGTGGTATTACTGATAACAACTTAATTTATACTGGAAAACGACCTGATAATTTTGGTGCAATAGCATTGAGTAAAAACATTAAAGACGGTAGTAGAATTAAACGAATTATTCCTGTGTTTAATAACAGTTTTAGTGCAACAGAAGAAAATAATGTTGTAACAGCATTAGATCAAAATAGAAGTTTTGGTATTAGATTTAACTATACAACAAGTGCATGGGAAATTATTGCAAGTACATATTTGGGTGCTGACTTAAACAAGGCATTTGATTATGATTCCAAATCAACAACACAATTAAATGCTGATTATAGTTACATCCTTAGAGCTGATTATTTTGGTACACAATGGATTATACGAACGAAAATTACTGAGTATGTTTTTGAAAGTCCAAATGAAGTTCGTTTTTATAATACAGATACAAGTGAAAAACGATTTGATAAATCAACTGCAAAACCAAGTACTGATCTTATAACAATTTTAGAAAATAATATAGTTGGTGATGGATCTGCATTGGTATCAGATATTAATTTCAATGTTAATAACTTTATCACATATGATGATGGTTATGCTGACCCTGCAAAAGTTGTTGTAACAAGTAGTGATATTAATTTAGACTTTGTGCCTGACAATCCATTTGGCTTTACAGAAATTGTAGGTTCAAATTATATTGCATTGCAACAACAAGAAAAAGATAATCAAGATATAGAAGTAACCTTAGATAAGGAAGTTTTATATGTTTCTGCATTACCAACATCAAGTATAGCCGCCGATACATTATATTGTATTATAGAACCCGACGGAACAACCACAATTAGCGAGTATGTTAATGATGCGTGGATAGAATATGCCGATACTGTAATATTATCTGGTATAAGAAAGATGCGATTTAAATGGAATCATAAAGCAACTGTTGACAGTTCAATTGACCCAGCAATTAGCAATATAGTAGATATTTTTGTACTAACACGAGATTATGATACTAATTTTAGAGATTGGTTGGCATTAACAGTAAAATCACCAGTTGCACCACAGCCCCCAAGTACAAGTGATTTGAATGCTGATTTTGATTTAATAACTGAAAACAAAATGGCATCTGATACCATTGTATATAGGCCAGCAAAATATGTTGTATTGTTTGGTACTGAAGCAGATGCAGCGTTACAAGCAAAATTTTTAGTTGTTAAAGGTACAGACAGTATACTCACAGATAATGAAATAAAGAGTCGTATCATTAGCAATATTGATACATTCTTTGATATAGAAAATTGGGATTTTGGTGAAACATTTTACTTTACTGAATTGAGTGCGTATATACATAGCCAACTAGTTGGCAATATACAAAGTGTAGTTTTAGTCCCACAATATGAAAATAGTAGATTTGGTAACTTATTCCAAATAACACCGAACGAAAACGAGTTGTTTGTTAGTAGTGCAAAAGTTGCAGACGTTCAAGTTGTAAGTGAATTTAATAATACAAATTTAAGAATTGATCAGGTGTAATAAAACATGGCAGAAAATAATTTTAAAGCATCATTACGTAATGCAAAAACTATTGTTGTAGATCAGACACAACCAGGCGTTAAAGCAAAAGTAAACCCTAGTACATCTACTTTATTGCCGGCCTATCTTCAAACAAACACAAATAAAAAGTTATTAGATACTTCGTTAGATCTTATATCACAATCAGGATCATTGGAGCAAATACAAGGTTATTCGTATGATAGCGAAAGTATTCCAGAGTCTGCACATGAAAACCAAATCCGTAATGATATGGATAATGTTACTGTTTTTGCAACAAACGGTTCAAGCAGTTACAATTATAGTGAATTTTTAAATGCTCTTAACAGTCAGAATTTTGACATTCAAAATAACTTAGGGTTAGAAAATACACCTCAACTATCATATTATCCGCAAATTGATCTTGATAAGTTTATTAACTTTAAAAATTATGTTTGGTATGCACATGGATTACCAATTATTGGATTGTTGGGTGTAACACAATCAATAGTAAACAACAAAATAAACTATACAACTCCATTACAAAAAAATGGTAAAACATTAACATTTGAAAATGGAATGCGAATCATCCTTATTGATGAAGGTCCGCAAATTTATAGGGTAACTGGTGTTGGTAGAAACATACAATTAATTGCTGAACAGAACAATAACGCAAACAATGCAACAAGTGTCTTAACAGATATTATATCTGAGTATAACGTAATATACACAAATGCCAATAATGAAATAACAGACGCAACAATTAATACAATAACAACCAGTCCAACTACTGGTTATGTTACTATTAAATTAAGTGCCGAACAAAAAGCATTAAACATTCCAACTATAAATTGGGTATCTGAAGGATATGCTTTATCACAAACTGTTACTAAAATTCTTAAAAGTAATATTATAGCCCTGAATGAACCTGATTTTGTATCAACATTTGATTATGAAGTTGTTGTTGAAAGTGATCCAGGATTTGTTGTAAACATGCCAGTACAATTAGTTGGGCAACAAATTGATGCAGAATTTGTATATGTTCCAGGATCTGATATTAGTAAATCAACTATCACAATTACTAAAAATGGTAATCATTATTTGTATAATCCAATCATTACAAATAACTTAGATGCTACTCAAAACTTTTTTGGTTCTGGTATTATTAGTAATAACCAATTAACAGACATAACAGTATACCAAAATGCAATTGGTTATAATGCTAATAC